CCACGAGGCATAAGCAGGCGACAACGGTGCCCACGATGTGCCAGTGGATCTCCCTCGGGAAGAAAACGAATCGCCAACCTCATCAAGAAAGTCATCGCGAATTTTTCCAGCGGCTCGGCCACGGAACGGACCTTTCGCCCAGACTCCGACTTCGTCGTTTCGCTTTTTCAGCTCGTCCAGACCAACAACACGTATTTCTATCACTTCTTTGCTTTTGCCTTTGCTTTTGCTTTTGGCTTCTCCATAACGTCAGGAAGCCAACGAGCGGCGGCGGCGATTGCGTTTTCATTTCGTGCGGCCATTATCGTGACATAATCCGCATCGTCGTCAATGTCTTTCGCGGTCGAATCGATTGCATCGGCAAACTCTTCTTCCTGTTCTGGCGTCGGTCTTGTACCCGGCGGCAAAACAATTGACGCAACATCTGCGACTGTACAGTTTCCCATGATTTTTATGTCCTCAGTAATACCACCGAACCAGCGGCGGCGATACGCTCCACGGCGGCGGTCGGAATGTCATATGATCCCTGTTGTATGCCATCAATCAATCGGTTTCGCTCTGCGACCAGCGGCGCGATGACTTCGTCGACGGCCGCACCCGATGAACTATATGCTGACTGTTGCACTCGGATCGCCGTCATGATGGCGTTCAGAGATTTCAGCATTTTCGGACAATCAGATCCAGCCGTGTACGTGACGGCGGTATTCACCGCGGCCGCGAGTTCAACCCACGGCTGAATTGACACCACGATTTCCCCATCACTGTTGACGATGTCGTCCTGTGTAACCATGTATCGTTGTGAATCGCTCGAGATCGTGAAGAAATCCCCACGACGAACGGCACCTGTCAACGATCCGCTTGATGCTTTGAGTTGCAGAACCGAATCCATCAGATTCGCGGTTGCCGACAACAGTGTCGTGCCAGCCAGCGAACCGGCCGACTGCGCCACAGGTGCGGCAAAACCTGACGCCCGTAACAGCGCATTGATCTCACCAAAGTCTTGCGAAATCCATGCTTCGACTTCGGCCGTTGATGGGTCGGAATTGGTGTCGATCACAAACTGCTGTACGATTGCCTGTACATCAGTCGCCTCGCAGTATCCGGTGGTGGAAAGCGTTATCGCCATTTAGTTGGCTTTCGGTTTTTTGGCTTTGGCCTTGGCTTTCGCTTTGGCTTTTGGCTTTTTCGGGGCATCGTACAACTCCATGCTGTCGGGGTTGAAATCCGACTTGTTTATGATGGCGAAGTCTTGACCCACTTTGATTTTTACCGTCGGAATGTTTGGCATAGCTATCCTCTAATCCGATGCGGATTTCTCCGCACCGGAATTGTCAGAGGTTTAATTATCCAAGAATTCGACAGGCGAGTTCTGGACGGAGCAAAGTCGCGCCATACAGAACGTCATAGTCAAATTTCCATTGCTTCTCTTGACGCGAAACCTCGAGCCTCATCGTGAGGCCACTGACTTCGTCGGTCACTTGTCGCATCGTGTCAGAGTTCAGTTGTGCATCCATCAACGGAGCCATTGCGAAACCGAACGCGTTGCGCTGAAAAGCAATGTTGACCACATGGTCGGCGGCGAAAGTGATCGCGGCATTGTCAGCCAATGCGGCAGTCAATGCAGGTGCGAACGTAATCGTCGACGATCCGAAACTGGAAACCACAAATTGTTGAGAAGATCCGGCGACAGTAAAAATGTCTCCTTCGACCGGTGTTCCCGAACCGCCGTCAATTGGTACGGTGGTATGTCCAATTGCTGAACTTGCAGTGTTGACCAGATAGCTGGTCGGGGGTGCGGTGTCGTGGGATGGCACATTCTGATCAAGGTGCCAACTGGCTCCCAACTTGTAACCGATGTCGCCGCGATCGATGCCCACGTCGTTGCCTCTCCAACTTGCATCCTGGAACGCTCTGTTGTTCAGCGCATTCCCTTCGGCGTCACTGTCCAGCACAACGGCACGATCTTCAAGCGGTGCTTTCATGGTGTTGAGTTTTGCCCGTGCGCCGCTTGTCCATGCAGACAGATCAGATGCGAATGGTGTCGTCCCAGCGGTACCGGCTTGCGAATAAATTCCCTTATATAATCCGAGAATGTAATCGTCGACATTGTTCGCCAAAGACCGAACCGCTTCGTCGCCCTGCAATGTATTCATCGCATCGACATCGATCTGTGTGATCTGCTGATCGGTTAAATAAAAACCGGCGTGTTTCCACTGGTTGAGGCTGATCGTTTTACTGGTCAGCGTGGAATCTCCAGCGGCGGCGAGCGTGTTGCTCGGGCTGACGCTGGCCGCTGTGATGTCGGCGGCAACGGGCACGGTGATGGTATCACCATGATCTCGAGCGTTTGCAGAATAGGTTGAGTTAACCAGTTGCGGCATGACCGCATTTTCGCGCAGAACTTTAAGTCCACGCGCAATCAGTTTGTCTATTAGTGGTGTTAATGTGTTAGCCATTGCGGCGTTCTCCTAAGAGATAGGTGGTTGACGTTGTTCCCAAGACCCTCAGAGTCGTCAACCTCTAACCGCTCGGCGATAGAGGTGGGATGGTTCTGTGATACTGCTGGTACTGTTCAGCCGTCGATGATTTCGACCTCTCCCTTGTCGACGGCGTCGATATGCTTGCCGATCTCGGACCGGCGAATGCGCTGTTTGGCCGTGCCATTGCTGGAGGCACCACCCGACGCGCCCGATCCCACTGATTCGGCGAATAGAAAACCGTCCGAGGCTTTCAGTTCATCAATCAATGAGTCAATTGTTTGCGGCGTTTTTCCATCTTCCGACATAATCGGTTCGCCAGTGCTGTCCACTCGGAACGCCGTCGCGCCGTCCCGTTTAATCTGCGGCCGCAGTGCGCGAATAATGTGATCAACCGCGCCAGCTTTAGCCTGGGCCTTTACTGCTGAGTCGCGAATCTGGTTTTCGATGACGTGTCGATCAAGATCACGCTCGGCGGCAACCAAAGCATCCGTTTTTGCCTTGATCTGTTCGTCATAACTGGACCGCATTGCTTCCGTGCGCTGATTCAAAAGTTCATCAATCTTGCCTTCGCTCAATAATTCCTTTTCGGCGAGCGTGTTGGCTTCGGTCTGTTTTTCTTTTAATGCCGTTTCGATTTCTTCCGCTTTCTTTTTCAATTCAGAATTTTCACGGAACAGGGCACGATTGTTGTCTCGGAATTCATTGAGTTTGTCGCGGTCGCCCTTGTCCGTTACCAGCACATAATTGTCCCCGTCGACATCATAGTGTTCGCGCAGTGCTTCGGGCAGTTGCTCAAATTCGTCCGCTGTTACAATCGCTTTAATCGCCATATTTGTTTTTCAACTCCGTCAGTGTCAATTCACGCCCCTGTTGATTCAGTAAATCGTTCAGCGTGATTTTTTTATCTTGATACAATTCCAATCGACCGCGACCGAGAATCTGCCGCTGTTCTTTTTCCGATAACGTGTTGAACGTCTTTGCAAACGACGGCGTCGGTGCAGGCTTGCCGTCAATAGGGAACCGATCGCCGAACGCTTCCAGTTCTGCGTTCAACTGGGGATCAACGACTGACTGCAAATCCTCAAGGCTTTTAAAGATCGGCATAAGCGACGTGCGGCAATTCCAGTGCCACGGCGGCGAACCGGGGAAACTCATCGGCGTTCCTCTAAACGGTCGGCCGTTCATACGCCACGCGTAACCGTTTCTCGAGCGACAGAGAATCGTCGTGCGATTATCCAAAACCGCCACCGCTTGCTGGCCTGCAACGGTATCGGAATTGCGTTCATACAATGCCTGACGCGTTGCGTTTGTCGTTGTTGCCTGTGCGGTGCGGATCACCGTCTCAGCCCCTTTCTTCGATTTAAAAACAACGCCGTCGCGGAACTGCAAAGCACGATTGCCGCGAACAATCCGCAACATGTCGTCCAGCGTTTTATCATTGTCAACGGCATACCCAAGTCCATCCGAAATATTCGTTTTCAATCCTTGCCCTTGTCGCGCCCATCGCTCTGCGACAGTGGCCCCTTGCGAAGTATTCGGCGATCTCGAGGTTTCGACAATCTCGAGGGCAAGCCCTTGACCGAATTTTTTGGGCAAAAGCGGAACGCGAGTCGTTTTAGAAACGATGCCAGCGACCGCGTTCTGCTCAACCATCGCGAACGACGTGAGGGCCTTGACATGACTGGCCGCAAAAGCGGCGTATGTTGTGTCGATAGCGACGTTTAATCGAGACAATAAATTGTCCAATTGGCGACGCGTTTTTGGTTCGGCCCCTTTTAGTTCTCGCACAATCTCCGCTTGCAACATACTCAGATCTCCGACAGCATCCTTGACCAGACCTGCCTCGTACCGAATGATCTCGACATCGTGACGCGTCAGTGCCTCCTCGACCCGTTCGTTCAGGGTGGCCACTCATCAGCCCTCACTTTGAAGAACGGATTGCATTGCGCCTTGCAGTTCGATTATTTCGCGTTCATCTTGCGGCGACGTACCTGGACGCAACAATTCGCCACGGTCATAGAGAAACATAAGATTGTCCACCGACATATAACCGGCTTGCACAATCTGCATGAGCTTGACCGCTTCGTCGGCTGTCATTGTTTCGCCGAAAAAGTCTTTGTTGAGTAATACGTCAACGCCGTCCGCGTTTGCACCGATCCATTGATTCAACAACGCAACCGCTTGCGTCAATCCACGGTCCAGAGTTTCAACGATACCGGCAAGCGTGGCTTGATCCCCTGCCGTGCGAAGTCGAATAGCGGCGGCGGCTTCGGCGGCGTGTTTTGGTTTCTCGAGCAACCGACCACCCAGCGCGGCCATTTTTGCCTCGGTTTCGGACATCGCCTCACGCATTTCGCCAAGGCCCTGCCCAGTGAACTCGAGATAATAGGCTTTAGCGTCGGCCGCTTCGGACCACCATGCGGTGCCCGGTCCGATTGTATACCCCTCGTTACTTTTGGGAAAT